ACCTTTAAACCCTATATTTTACAAGGGTTTGCCAAAAACAAAACAGTTTGGTCATGACTTGCCCCGATTAGAAACGATCACGCAAAGTGGTGGCAGATCGTTTGCGGCTGATATTGGGGACTTCTCAGAGAAGGTACTCAACGTGAAATTGCAGCCGTGGCAGCTGCGCGTATTGCATGGCCAAACCGCTTTGGACGACGACGGCGACTTCATTAACCGTGTATCGCTGGTCAGCGTTGCGCGACAGAACGGCAAGACAACTGCAATGGCTGCACTCATCGGTTGGTGGCTCTGCACTCAAGGCGGCCACCGGGGAAAACCGCAAACCGTGATTACTTGCTCTCACCAACTCGACTTGTCTACCGCGCTGTTCAAATACTTAGCACCGATCTTGCAGGCAAAGTTCAATGCCAAAGTGTCTTGGTCATACGGGCGCATGAACCTTGAAATGCCAGACGGTGCCGGCGGTGTCGGGTCTACTTGGTTGGTTCGCGCTGCTACTCCATCAGCCGGTCACGGCTACTCAGCGGATTTAATCTGCGTCGATGAAGTCTGGTCGGTTTCTGAAGCTGCTATAGACGAGGGACTTTTGCCTTCACAACGCGCCCGAAAAAACCCGTTAATGAGTATGTGGAGTACAAGCGGTACGCCCGATTCAAAAGCGATGCTTCGCTGGCGTGAGCAAGGTATCCGTGCAATAGATGCCGGCACTTCAGGCCCTTTGTATTTCGCCGAGTTCAGTCCCCCCAGCAACATAGATGCGATGAGTCCGAGCGCGTGGATTTACAGTAACCCCGCTTTGGGTCATACCCTAGATATGCGCGTCATTGAAGCCGAAGCAAAAGCCCCTAACCGAAACGCCTTCCTTCGAGGGTCGGTGAACGTCTGGACTAGCGCACACTCAGGCTGGTTAGAAAACGGTCTCTGGGAAGCCTGCTACTACGACGGCGAAGTACCCCCAAACGGCGTGCTTGCCATCGAGCAATCCATAGACGAAAACAGATATGTCGGCGTGCGTGCCGTACGGGTAGAAAACAAAACCGTCGTAACAGTCGCCTTTGACGTGGACTCTATGGCCTCTATGTGGGCCGCTGTTGAGCGCGAAATAGAAACCAGCCCACTATTAAGGCTCGCTATCACCCCCGCTTTAGAGACCCATTGCCCACCAAAGTTTGAGCGTCGCCGCACCATCGTCGGCTACCGCGAACTATTGAAATGGACGCTGGCCGTACGGTCACTGATCGTAGAAAACCGTGTCGGGCAGACCGGAGAAAAACTACTCGCTGAACATATTGAACGCGCCGTGATGATTAAACACCAAGGGTCTGTAGCTCTCAGCTCTACCCGATCACCCGGGCCTATCGAATTAGCACGCTGCATGGTGTGGGCTGTAGCTCTTGAGTCGCGCCCCTCCACCAGCGCAAAACCCATGTTGGCAGTTTCTAACGGATAGTTGCATTTGCAACAATCTTGCAGTTTTTTGTACTAGAATTATTTTGCGCCGGCGGGTTTTCGTCGGGACGATCTGTCGGCGTGCTTAACGCAAAGGCACACACATGGCTATTTTTAACCGGGTAACTAAAGCTGCTGTTTCTCCCCCACCCCCCCAAGGGAAAGCACTCGCCGCAGCGTCTGGTATTTCCGGTGGATACTCATCACAAAATGCTGGTATCAACATGGTCGGCCAGTACTACTCGTACTTTGAAGGCCCTGCACGTAACGCTGCTATTTCCGTCCCGACTATTTCACGCGCACGCGACCTTATTGCCTCTGTCGTGTCGAGCACACCGTTGCAAATGTACAAAGAAGTGTGGGACGAAACCGCTGGCGAGATGCAACGTGTATACATTCAGCCGCGCACATGGTTAAAACAACCAGACCCCGCGTCAACTTATGACTTCTTGATGGCTTGGACGCTCGACGATCTTTTCTTTTTTGGTCGCGCTTTCTGGCTAATTCAAGAACGAGATGCTGCCGGCTGGCCTATTTCGTTTACACGTTTACCAGCTGCGATGATTACGACCCGTGACCAAGCAGGCCCCGTTTTCTTTGCGCCTTCTAACCAAGTGTTTTTTCAAGGTTCCCAGATAGATGAAAAAAACCTTGTGCAATTCTTGTCGCCGATACAAGGAATCATTTACCAAGGCGAACGCTGCATATCCACCGCCTTGCGTATCGAGCAAAGCAGGCACCGAAATGCGCAATCGTCTTTGCCTTCTGGCGTGCTTAAACAAACTGGTGGCGAACCATTAAGCGGGCAAGAGTTGGCAGACCTTGCAGCTTCATTTAACGCTGCGCGAGAAAACAATCAGACCGCCGCACTTAACGAGTTTTTGGATTACACCGAAACCAAGGCGCTGCCAGACAATATGCTTATGATCGACTCTGCAAACTTCTCAGCGATGGAATGCGCCAGGCTCACAAATATCCCCCCATACCTTTCCGGGTTGAGTGTCGGCTCATACGCATATTCCAACAGCCAGTCGGCGCGTGAAGACCTTTATATTTTTTCAGCCCGCCAGTACATGAACTGCATTGAAAACACGCTCTCAATGAACTACATAATCCCTAGAGGGAACTACATCTGCTTCGACGTAGATGACTATTTAAACAGCGCTATCTCAGCACCCGACGCAGACAACATGCCCGCCGAAACAATGCAAGACGCAGCCGACAACGCCTTGAACGAATCAACTCAAGAAAGTTTGGCCTAATGAAATTAGAATTATCTGCACCCTTTGCCGTAGACATTGAAGCCGCAGCCGGGGAAACCCCTAAGCGCCAACTGCGCGGCATGGCCGTCCCCTATGGGGTACCTAGCACGGTGAGCGATGGCACCAAAGTGGAGTTTGCTTTTGGCTCAATGCCAACAGACGGCAAAGCCCCGAAGCTTTTTATGTACCACGATTCCACCCAGCCCGTCGGAGTGATTACAGCTCGAGAAGAAACACCCGCTGGAATGATGTTCACGGCCTCTGTCTCTGGCACACAAGCCGGGTCGGACGCGCTACTCATGTGCAGCGAAGGCGTACTTGATTCAGTCTCAGTTGGCGTGAACGTGATTAACAGCCACAAGGCCGCAGATGGCACCGTGGTGGTTACAAAAGCCGAATGGTTAGAGCTGTCGCTTGTCTCACATGCGGCGTTTAAAAGTGCTACCATAAGCAGTGTTCTCGCTAACGCGGAAACAAATCCCGACGAACCTATTACCCCAATAGAAGAAGTCGAGGAACCCATAGTGGAATCACAAGTCGTAGAGGCATCAAGCCCCGAAGTAATCCCAACAAACACAGTTTTTGCTCAGCCAAAACGAGAGTTTGCAATGCCATCAGCTGGCGAATATCTTGCAGCGTTTCACATCGGCGGCGACACGTTCGCACGAGTAAACGAAGCATTTCGCATTGCAGCCGATAAACAAAAATCTGCTTTCCAATTTGCTAGCACAGACACCGGCGACTTTCCGGGTGCATTGCCAACACCGGTGCTCGCACCCGTCGTGCAAAACCTGAACTACATTAAGCCGTTTATTACAGCCATCGGCTCACGCGCTCTTCCAATGGGCAACGGCCAGTCGTTCATTCGACCAACAATTTCACAGCACACCTCAGCAGCCGTACAAGCCGCGCAACTTGACAATGTGTCAAGTACTGCAATGGTCGTTGCTGCGAACTCGGTGGAACGAATCACCATTGGTGCATCAGCCCAAATGTCTATGCAATTAATTGACTGGACAGACCCCGCCGCAATGTCAATCATCACCAACGATCTTGTTGGCCAAATGATGTTGCAACAGGACAACTACGCACTCGTCGGTATGGACGATGCAGCATCGTCTTCTGGTACTTGGGACGGCGTATCGCCAGACGGTTTAATCACAGCGCTTTACCAAGCTGCATACGACGCATCAGTGAACACCAACTTCTTTGTTGACACTCTCGTGTTGTCAGTAAAGCAGTGGCAGTACCTTGGCTCATTGGTCGACGATCAGAAACGCCCAATTTTCCCAGCGATTGGCGCACCGGGTCTTATCGGTATGAACACGCTAGGCGCTGGTTCTGCAGCTTCATGGTCTGGTCAGAACCCACTCGGTTTGCAAACTGTTGTTGACTCACAGCTTGACGACATCGACAACACCAAGTTGTACTTGCTCAACTCTGCTCGTTCCTACGAGTGGTACGAAACTGGCGCTTCAATGATGAGCGTAGAGGTTCCGTCCAAGTTGGCTCGTGAGTTCAGCGTGCATTCATACTGCGCATCGTTTGCGGCGATTCCTTCAATGATTCGCTACATCACCAACACCGACTGATACCGAAAGGCGGCCTACCGCCATGCAGGTAGCGGAAGTTATTTTTAAAACACGCCTAGATAATTGGGCCGTGGTGCAAACACTTACCAACACCGATCTTGTTCTCGGCTCAACATTCACGCTTACAGATGTTGGGTCGGGACTCGATGGTGAATACACCGTGTACGCGTTGCCACAATTTTTGTATGTCGGCACAGACGCGTACGGCAACCACACGTTTAACCCAAACGTGCCGGTACCAAACCAAGTGATGTACCGCAACGAAGGCGATTTGCTTTCACGCGTTGAAGTGTTGCCTGCTGGCACACTTGAATACGACCCGTATTGCACTTGGACGAATTGGGAAGACATTGCCGCATGGTTGGGCATCGGCGTAGCGACACAAGCAGACGAAGATTTCTTAGTCACTTGTGCATCTGCTTCAAACGATTTTGTTTTCCAAAGACGTTTAGAGGCCGGTTATACCGATAACCCAGCGGTCGTACCCAGCCCTAAAGTGTTTTTAGGAACCGTTCAATATGGTGCAATGATTTATCGTCAGCGCGGCAGCATCGACACCTACAGCAGTTTTGGTGACGGTGGCGGCATGCCGGTTGTAGGGCTCTCTGGGGCCATCAAACAACTGCTTGGAATAGACAGGCCAGTGTGCGCATAAATGGCTGTACAGGCTTACACAGACCTTTTTAACACGACCCTAGACAACCTTGCTGCGACCCTCGCAGAAGTCACCGGGCTAACCGTGGTGCAAGACCCCCGCAATATCAACCCGCCTTGTGTATTTATTGACGCGCCGACCTTTGAAGCTTGGAACTCAAAAATAGCCACAATGAACTTTCCCGTGCGTGTCATCTCTCTTGGGCCAAACAACTTGGACGCGCAACGCCAGCTGCTGAACCTTGCTTCCAAACTGCTGGACGCAAATGTGGCAGTAATGGACGGTCGCCCCACCATTGCTGTTATTGGCTCAAGCGATTACCCGGCATACGACCTCACTATCCCGATACAGGCAACGACATAGGAGACACCATGTACACAGTCCTTAACGCTCGCGTCGGCATTGTCGGCGAACCATTCAACCCCCCCGACGGTTGCAACATTGAAGCACTACTTGATAGCGGTTTCATTGGCAAAAAAGACAACAAGACAAGCACCAAATCTGTTAAAGTAAACAACAGCCAACAGGTACCCGACGACCTAACAATCGACACGGAGTAACCACATGGCAACAAGCACTTATCTCTCACAGCCGACCGTCACAATTAACAGCGTTGATTTGACCGATCAGGCCACATCGGCGGTAATCACCAGAGTTATTGAAGCTCTCGAATCATCGAGCTTTGGTTCCAACTCAAGGGTCTACGTAGCCGGCATGGAGAACTCGACCATCACCGTAACTTTGCTGAACAGCTACGCGCTGACAGAAACGTACGCAACGCTTAAAGCACTTGTGGGTACACAAACCACGGTGACGATTAAGCCAACTGCCGCTGCTACAAGTGCGACCAACCCGGTACACACTTTGACTAATTGCTATTTGGAAACTTTGCCACTTATCAACGGCCAGCTGGGCGCACTCGACACCATCGACATTACCTTCACTGGCGGTGTCTACTCAGTCGCAATCGCATAATCAACAGAAAGCAGACCCGACATGCAGCTAACGCTGAGCGTCAAAAAAACTAACGAAGAAGCATACGAAGTAACAACATCGCTAGCCGTCATCGTTGCTTGGGAACGCCGATTCAAACGGCGAGCAAGCGACCTTGGCAGCGGCATTGGTATGGAAGACCTTGCGTTCATGGCATACGACGCAAGCCAACGTGCCGGCATTGTTGTACCAGCAGTATTTGACCAGTTCATCAACTCAATAGAGAACCTTGAAGTAGTTGAGTCACAAACCGAAAACCCTATCCAACCGGCACCGTTCGCCGGCAACTAGCAGAACTACTACTCCACACAAACTGGTGGCCGCCACACATCGAGTTTGACTCACAAGACTTAGCGACCGTCATAGACATACTAGAAAGGCAGCGCAAACAAAATGCCCGCACAAGCTAGTTATCAAATCTATGGCATTCAAGAAGCGCTTGCTGAAATCAACAAGGTAGACCGTCTGCTACGCCGACAGATCACTAAAGACATTCAGGCTGGTGCCGGGCAAACTTTGGTTAAAGCTGCACGCGAGTTGGTTCCTTCAAAAGCGCCTTTGTCGCGCATGGTGAACGGCAACATGATTAAAGGCCGTGAAAACACCGGCTGGAAACGTGAACGTGTTATCGCTGGTATCCGTGCCATTGTCGGTAAGCGTGGTTCACGCGCCCGCACCGTCAAGTTTTCTAACGGCACGACCGTGGACTATAAAGCCACCCAATACCAGTTGCTTGTGTTGCAACAAAAAGACGTTGCCGGCGCAATCTGGGACCACGCGGGCATAAAAAACAGCAGCCAGTTTGTTACGAACCTTGTTGATGAAGGCGAACATGTTGGCTCTACTACAGCCCCCCGCGCCCTTGAGCCAGCAGCTAAAAGCGTAGAAAAAGAAGTAGAGCGCGAAGTAGAAAAGATCGTCGAGCAAGTAATGAAGATCGTTAACCGCAACCTTGTTGCAACTAGGACGCGCTAATGGCTATCAACATTCCGATTATTTCAAGCCTGAACACAAAAGGTTTTGACAGCGCCAAAAAAGAGTTTCAAAGCCTGCAAGGTTTCGGCGCTAAAAGCGGCTTCCTATTACAGAAAGCAATGTTGCCGGCGCTTGGCGCGGTTACTGCTGTCGCTGGCGGTTTGGGTATGGCAGCCAAAGCAGCTGCGGAAGATGAAAAGAGCAGCAACCTTTTAGCCCAACAGTTGAAACGCACCCTTGGCGCTAACGATGAGATGGTCTCAAGCATGGCCGCGTTTGTCGACAAAACGCAACTAGCCACAAACGTGACCGATGAACAGTTAAGGCCGGCGTTGTCGTCGCTCATTCGTTATACCGGGAACGCTAAGAAGGCTCAAGACCTGCTTACTCTTTCTGTAGACGCGTCAGTAGCCACAGGAAAAGACCTTACGTCAATTAGCACAGCGCTTGGTAAAGCATACGACGGGAACTTTACAGCTCTCAAGAAGTTGGGTATTCCGCTCGATGAAAGCATTATCAAAAGCAAAGATTTTGCGGCAGCACAGAAAGCGTTAACCGATCAGTTCGGTGGCGCTGCAGCAGCAAACATGAACACGTTTGATGGCCGACTCAAAAACATAAAAATACGGTTTAATGAGTTTATTGAAACTATCGGCTACAAAGTGTTGCCAATTGTTGACTCAATGCTTAAAGAAGTCACAAAGCTTGTAGACATTTTTGGTAAAAAAGGTTTAGACGGCGTACTACAAAGCCTTGGCGGCGACTTTATGAAAGCCACCACAGCCGCCGATGGTCACGTGACCGCTCAAGGCAAGCTTTACAACGGGCTTGTACACACCCGCAACATGTTTACCCGTGTAGCCAACGGAGTTAAAGAGTTTGCTAACGACGTTTCTTGGGGAAAACTTAATTTTCGTATTACTGACTTAAAAAATACAGTAGGCCCAGACTTAGCAAAAGCATTAGATTTTTCGGTCAACTCAATGAAAGAAATGGCCAAGGCGTTAAACCTTGTTTCCGTCATGGGCCCCGTTGCTTCACGCAACCTCAGCGAGTTCCGCAAATACGCGTTAGACATGGCCCCCATACTTGCTCAAGAACGCTTAGACAAATTGGCTGAAGCAGAAAAGAAAGCCGCCGAAGCTGCCACGGCTGCCGGCATAGCCAACGATAAAGCTAAAGCCAAGACAGAAGCACATACCGCAAAACTTAAACGGCAAGCAGAAGCAGCCAAAGAAGCAGCCAAAGCGCTGGCAGAGGATTACGCCCGAGCACTCGAGGCATCAATCCAACTGGTTAAAGACAAGTTCAGCCCCGCCCTCATGCGGGCTAACGATGAGCTGACCAAAGCGAAAAAAGGTTACGAAGATTTTTATAACGCCACCGCCGACGTAGTGCGCGGCATATTCAATGTCGGTGACGCATGGACTACAGCCGCTGACAGCGAAGGCGCAAAAACATTTTTTGGTGTACTTGACGACCAAGCATCTAAAGCTGCCCAACTCGCTACAGGTATCGAGCAACTTATTACCGCTGGTTTAGACGACCCCGCACTCTTGCAGTCCATTTTGTCTAGTGGCGCAGACGTAGGACTACAGATTATTAACAGTCTGCTTGCCGGCGGTAAAGCCTCAATAGACCGTCTGGCCGGTATTTCTACAACCATTAACGCAGCTGCAGACCGTATCGCCAAACTCACGGCAGATAAATGGTTTAAGTCGGGTGTTGACCAAGCCCAAGCCATTGTGAATGGTGTTAACAGCGTTATTGACAATACAGAGTTTCTACTCAAGTTTGCGTTATCGCCGGAAAGTGTCGCCCTCATCGGTGAAGGTTTTAACACCAACATAGGGCGCGTAAATCAAGGCATGGCCCCAGACTTGAGCACAGACCCATTTGGGCCAATCCTCGGCAGCATCAACACCAGCACAAACGCCGACATGTCGCGCTATAACACTGGCGGCGTATCAGCTGCAAGCGT